TTCTTTTCTTTTTTTATTATTTCTTTTTTCTATGTCGTACTGTCATTTAACAATAAATAAAGAAGAATAAGAAGAATAAGAAGAATAAGAAGAATAAGAAGAATAGAAGAAGAAATAGAGAAAAAGAGACAAAATAAAATTGAATGACAAAAGAATAAATAAGCAAAATAAAATGTTGATAAGTGAAGCAGTAGAGATATTAGAAGGAAACCCTGAGGATCTAAGGGGAAGGAATGGTGAAATCATTGGGATCGAGATATTAAATCGTGGAGTAAGATTAGTTGCATTCATTAGTGAGACAGAGACGATCACTTGGGAGAAGAATGTTGAAATTCATCCACCGACAAAGAACTGTGAATATACAGCAAAATCAGTTGATAAAATCTTTGAATGTATGGGAGAATTATTCATATTAATTTTTGATGGGATCGAATGCCTTACAACGATCACTGCTAAATCAATTAAGAGATATCCCAAAGTAGATAAACTAATTTTAAACGAAACATATACCAAGGGATGTGTCAATAAATTAACTGATATAATCAAACCCAGTAAAGTAATTACAAATGCGACTTTCTTTGGAAATGAAACCAGAGTTTTATATCCTGTTAATTTTTTAGCACCACCACCCTCATCACAACCACCAATAACTCTTTTGAGGTTAAATTAATCATATAATGCGTTATAATTACCGCATTATTATCAAAAAAAAAATGATTAAAAATTATTCTAATTAATTAGAAATAAGTCTAAAAGAATACATTAGCGAATAAAAAATGGCAGAGCAACACATTGACCAAGAAGAACAGAACGATAGAGATCAAGCCCATCTTCTCACGAAGGAAATCAACAAGGGATTAAATGTTCAACAAGTTGGGTCTGTAGTCCATACAGATAAATTTAGATTTGATCCAGTTCAACGAGCGATGTTGGTAAAGACTGAAAGATTTGACCATGAAAAATTGGAACAACTTAGAAAGGATACACAAACATTCCCCGACGTTGGTAAAATCATCAAGCAATATCATGATTGTGCGGAAAAACAAACGGATACTGTTAGCGTTGTTTATCAATTTGGAAAGCGTGCGGTAGCAAACCCTATCAACAATTTAATCCTCGGCAGAAGATACCCATCTACAGTTAGGACCCCTTCCCAGAGAAGAGCAAAAACACTCTGCTCAATGCCCTCCATCTATAGGAAAATATTGGCCCAAAAATATTATTTTGAGGTGGATATCTCTAACGCCCATTATGCGATCGCGGTAAAGTTATGTAATGATTTCAAGATCAGTTGTGAATGTATTAAAGAATATGTGAAGAACAGAGAAGAATACATTAAAAAGTTTGGAACTGATTTCAAGATCGAGTTTCTAAAGATATTATACGGCGGATATTACAACGTAAAATATGAAGAAGAGATTGAAGGAGATGGAAGCAAAGAAAGAAATGATGATCGTGAGAACATAGCCCCTTTATTAGATGGAATTCAAGAAGAGATCACCGCTTTGAACAATATGATATATTCTCGCCACGATTTATTTAAGCAGTTGAAGGTGATTGTTAATGAACACGATAAAGACATTAGACCATCCATTCTATCCCTACTTTTAACGACTGAGGAAACTCGTATAATGGACCTTGTGGATCAATATCTATCATTCAAAGGTAGGTCTATGGATGTGAGAATTCACGATGGCGGATTAGTTGCTAAGTTAAGGAACGGATTGGAGACTGAAGAAGAATTTAGAGCCACTAATATCGTAAAAGAACTTGAGGAGCAAGTTAAGTTATGGCTTGGGTTTGATGTTGAGATGAAAATAAAATCATTAGAACATAATTGGACGCCAAAAGTGGTTCAGATTGAAAATTCATATGAGGAAGTGAAGGAGAGATTTGAATTAAAACATTGCCAAGTTGATAATTTTGTTCTCAGAGAGACAGATGATCGTGGGATTAAAGTGATCGCTTGGAGAGACGAACAATGTTTCACGGACGTTTTCAATATGTATAGTGAAAAAGAAGGTAGAGTTGTAGAAGTTCCCTTCTATCCCGTCTGGAGAAAGGACATGAAGAGGCGTAAATATGAAAGAATGGATTTCGTTATGGATAAATCAAAGTGTCCCCCTGATACTTATAATTTATTCAAGGGATTTGAAGCAGATAAGTATGATGAATATGATGAAGAAATTAAGAATATGCCATCAAAACAATTCAATACACTCATTAAACCCTTCTTAAAATTATTATCACATTTAGGGGGAGAAGTTCCTGAATTTGGAGAAGAGAATGAAATTGCTATGACAGAAAGATTAAGTTATAATCTTAATTATCTTGCGACATTAATTCAGAAGCCTGGGACGAGAACAGAAATGTGTGTGGTATTCAGAGATATTAAAAAGCAAACCGAAGCACCACCTGAACCTTTACCCAACCAAGAACCAAAGCCAGTATCAGAAACAAAACCCAAAGCTCTACCTATACCCGTCTTAAAGCCCTTACCGGTATTTTCATCTGGATTAAAATCAAAAGGTTTCTCCTTTAAGGATAAGGAGAGAGTAATCCCTGATGATAATCAAGAGGGGGGTAATGGTAAATCACTTTTCTTTAATAAATTTGGCTCTAAGATATTAGGAAAAGATTTATATTTATGTATTGATAATAATCCCTCATTACATTCTGAATATACCGCTTTCTTAGTCGGTAAGAATTTAGTCTTCTTAGAGGAAATGGATCAATCAAACACACAAGGTAGTAATGCAGCAGCGTTAAGGGCAAAAATCACAGCCGAGACATTACTCATAAATGAAAAACATAAATCACAAAGGACAACTCTTAATTATATAAATCTTATTGGTGGGACTAATAACAGATATCCACTAAAATATGATAGACGTGCCTGTGCCTATGATGTTGATAATAGCATCAGAAAAGAAAAAGGTTTCTTTACTAATTTTGTAAATTGTTATGACAATCCTATTTTTGTGAGAGCAGTGTTTTTATTCCTAATGTATTATGAAATTGAAATAAAAAACCCTAACGATTTTAGTTTGTGTGTCCCAATGACACCTGCCCTACTTGATCTAAAACGCTTTAGTCAGCCCCTATTTCGCAAATGGTTGGAATGTATATATAGAGAGGGAGGCATCTGTAAGCATCCAGTAAGTAGGGCGGTTCTACTTGATAATTTTAAGAGATTTGTTGGAGGTAAAAATCAAGATATTACTTCTTATAGTTTTAATAATGATATACGTCCATATGTTGTTGATCATCATTCATCACACTCTCGCACTGTCTCTTTTAGATTTGATTTGATTGATAAAGATTTAAGAGCTTGGGATTTAATCTACCCAACTGATGTTTATGTTCATAATCCAGATTATTTTTCTGTTTAATCTCTTTTCTTCTTCTATTCTTCTTATTCTTCTTATTTCTTTATTTAATGACAGTACGACATAGAAAAATAAATAAAGAAAAAAAGAAAAGAAAAAAAAATAATAAAAAAAAATAAAAATTGAAAATCATGAAAAAAAGAAAAGGAGGCCACTGGTGTCATTATGACAAATAATAAGTATGTTGAGGATATAAACATACATATTTAATTAGGGACTAAATTCTCAATAGAAGCACGAGTATTACCAATATAATCACAGGCATCATTATAAATCGTGGTAATATCATCATCAGTCAATTTATGTAAGGTAATTGTATCGGAGGGATTGAGTAAATAACTATCAAAATGAGGGTTCATATGATAATGTTTGATAAATTCAACGGGACAGATAAATTTACAAAGGGAACTATACGAGAGATTATGAGAACCGGTGCAATTTATCCCCAGATTGTGCTTCAACACTTCGGGATAATAATAAACATAATCAGATAGAAATAAGAGACTGAACATAAGATCCGCATCAATAAAAGTATATAATTTATAATGGAGGGAGGGGTCTATAGATGAAATAAAATGAGGGGTATATATCCTATTGATAAAGGTAAATTCACATTCATTATAATTTTTAATTCTATTTTTGAGATTGAGAATAAAATTGGGGTCCCTATTACAAATATCACCAACAATAGCGACCCTGATCAGAGTATCACGTTTAATAATTTTCATCTTTTTCTCTGGGGAAATCATAGGGAAAATCGGACAATAATAATCAAAACCTGGATGGATACCTTGAATAAATAAGCGAGTGATTTTATTATCGGGGATGAAATAATTACCAATGGGATAAGATTTATCGTGGGATATAACAAAGAAGTGAGTGTGTTTATTTGAGATTAGTTTTTGATGTTGCTCCCAAAAGTTCCAATTGGTTTTAACATCTTCAGTATCTAAAATAATAAGATCATATTTTTTATTGGGGAAATCAATGATATTAAATTTCTTATTTATTTTTGAGTAAATCTTAGTCCAATACTTAATATTAACACCGAATAATATGTCTAAATTATATTTATCACCAAAATAATTAATGACAGAATAAACCATTTCATAATGACAGTTAAAATTATGGATTAAAAGGGCAGTGGGAGAACTCATCGTGCTTTATGTTTATATGTCATAATTTTAAACAAAATAAAAAATTTGATTTTAAATTATTCTAAAATATTAATATAGTCTAAAAGATAAATATTCTAATAAAAAGAATAATGAAGCTTGGAGAATTAATTGAAGAATGTTATGTATATGACCTTTTTCAACCGGATGAGGTAATGAGGTGCATAGAAAATGGGTGGATGGATAAAGAAATTAAATCTATTGAAGCAACATATATGGGCATATATATAAACGAACGTATAATTATAAAAACCCCGTTATTTGATGAATATAAGGGACTGGCCCTTATTTTAAACAAAATGGATGAACTTGAAAGCCTTCGGGTTAGTGGTGATTTTATTTTCCCATTTGAAAATGTAAAATGTAAAATACACAATATTTTCATACATACAATGGTTATGGGAGATTACGATTTAAATAATTTTTTAGGTATAGGACAACATACGAAGAAATTCACAAATGAATACCGCGATAGATGGATAAATAGAAGACATAGTAGTGATCCAGATGAACAAGTGGATCATCATCTTGAAGAAATGGAAAGCCAAGAATTTGAGGAATGGAGAAAAGAAAATCCAGAGGAATATTTTTTGGGATTTAAGAAAGTATTCCCAAATTTAGAACAATATACGGAAATAAGATATTTGGAAGAACAATATAATCACCAGAAGATTATGGACGAACAGACATTTAGTAAGATTAAGTTCGCAGGCAAAATATTCTAATATAATATGTTAAATATAACATACTATAAATATATACAATTCTAATAAATATATAATTGATTTTAAATTATTCTAAAATATTAATACAGTCTAAAAGATAATTTATTCTAATAAAAAGAAAATGAAGCTCAGAGAATTAATTGATGAATATAAGAAGAGATATGGCGATGAGAAGATAGTTGACTGTAGCCAATTGGACACAGAAGGAGATATTGTTGGTATAGTGGTTGATGAAAATAACTATTTGATGATTGAGATTGTAGGATCAACACTTTGGATCCCACGGTTATTATTAAATAATTCCCTATTTAATGTATTATTAATTTTAGACGAAATAAAATACATAGAAATTCAAGATGATGAAAAAATTAGCGCGATTGCATTGGGATGTTTAGTAGAAAACGTATCATTTAATATCAAGGTATATGAAATGGTAATAAATGCGCGGTCAGACCCTTTTACAGAATGGTTTTTAAAAAGATTAGGGAAACATACACGTGAAATAAAAAGAATATATTGTGATGAATATAATCAAGAAACAAAAAATCATTTTGAAACAATAACTGAAGACCCAGAATTGTATTTTGAGATCTTTAAACGCGATTTTCCAAATTTAGAGCAATTGATTGAAGACTATGAAACAAGATCTGATGATAATAAATCTTACTTTCTTCACATGTTTAATTATCAAGAATGGATGGAAGAAAATGCCCTAAGTAAGATTAAGTTCGCAGGCAAAACTTTCTAAATATAATAGGTTGGTGAGAAAAATATGGTATGTTTTCAAAAACATATTATAAATATTAAAATCATATATAAATAAATGGGTGTTAATTCATTTTTAGACAACGAAACGACAGTTGGATCGTTTGATGCTAACGCAGCCGATTTATGGTTGAGAAATAAAACTACAATCGCAATTGAACCAACACCATCCCACGATTACGTTAATGCCTACGAAAAAGCGCAGTTATTATCAATAAGTGGCAAAGATTTTACTTATATGGTCGTTTCAAATGCTTCTGGGACAAATTTCACAGGCAATATCGTATGTAATGATCTAACTGTAAATGGAACAAATACAATAATAAACACGACAAATCTCGCCGTAAATGATCCCCTGGTCGCAATTGGAACAGGCAATACAACAACTGATGCCGTAGATTTGGGACAATTCGGATATTATAATTCAGGAGGGCAAAAATACTTTAGTATATTCAGAGACGCATCTGATAGTGGAATAGTGAAGGTAGTTCATGGCCTTACTAATGCTCCATCTGGAACGGTAATAGATTTAACGAACGCAGTGAAATCAACAGTTCAAGTTGGAACACTTGATTGTACTGGTATAACAATAAGCGGGACATCTGTGTCAGCTACAGGGACTGACCTTAATAAGGTGGCAGGGATTACAAATGGATCAGCAATAGCAAGTAAGGCAATGGTCTTAGATAGTTCATTAAACATATCTGGATGTAATAGGTTCGTAGCGAGTGCTATACACGTAGGTAGTGATTTAAGATTTAGATCAGCAATTCCAGTAATGACAGCGATTGACATCTACGACTTTACATTTCAATCAACGAATAATATTAATGGAACACCAATTGAAACACTCACAACGAGAGCAATATTTTATGGAGCATCTAACGCAGGGATAATAGGATGTAATGGTCTTCAAGCATTACAAACAGGTGCAAATTTAGAAATGAAATCACCAGTGCTTTTTTCTGCCGTTGGAACAAGTGCGTCTGGAAATCTTTCAATAAATACAGGGGGTAATAGCGCAATCTATTACATAACACCACTTACTAAAACCGTCACCCTTACAGCAACGAATGGGGCACGGACTTTAGATTGTATGACACCATCGGGAACTCTCCTACAATATCAAGAAGTAAGATTATTAAATAAGACGAGCACATATATCACACTTGGGCACAGGGCTATGACTGGGCCAGGAGTAATAAATGCATATTGGTATAGGTTATATCCGAACCAAAGTATAAATATGATGTATGATAATGCGCTTACGGGTTGGACATCAACATCATTAGATCCAGATATGTTTAACTTTAGAACGCATAGATGGGCGGGAGATGATGCATTGAACCAATTTGTAAATTCAAACTTCAATCATCACGTTAAAATAAATTGTGGTAATATTTCTGGGTCTGTATCAATTAATAACGTCAGCGGATGGGATATTCACACATCAGCTTTAGTGTCGGGAAGTAATTGGCAGGTGATCAATGTATCGGGGTCAATATTATCTTTATCATCATCAGTGGGTTTTGTTCAAACGGAAGTACAATCAAGTAAATTTGCAGGGTTTGTTTATAATTTTGACCAATATACATTCTTAACATTTAATTTGACGAGGAATAATTATTATATGTTTGTGATAATGGCTTGGGATACGGATGGAAACAATTTTAACAGGAGTATAGAGGTGACGGATGTTTATACAGGGAAAAAAATATCTGTATCATTACAACAATTTACAACGAACGCAGCGGGAAGTCCCGGAATATTCGTATCGTACATATTTAGACAAGACTTTGGAACGCAAAGGGCTTTTTATATAAGAAATCTGTCATTTGCTCAGATAAATGGTTATACGGTGATAAATTTAGGGGACGAATTATAAAATATAAATGTATGTTGTTAATCAACATACATCTCTTTTAAGCAAAATGACACCAGTAGCCACCTTTTCTTTTTTCATGTTTTTCTATTTTTATTTTTTTTATTATTTTTTTTTTTTTCTTTTTTTATTATTTCTTTTTTTCTATGTCGTACTGTCATTTAACAATAAATAAAGAAGAATAAGAAGAATAGAAGAAAGAAGAAGAATAACAAAGATATAAGTATAATAAAAATAAACGAACTAAAATAAAAGAATGTCTCTATATGTATTTTCAAATGAGGATAAAGATACTTGGATGAGATATGAGAATTGGAAAACAAAATATGATCCAAGTGATCCATCTACGATTGTAAATATTCCCATAAGCAGAATGTTAGTAATAGGACTATCTGGCTCTGGTAAATCAAACTGGATCAAAAATGTAATAGCGCATCAAGATCCAGAATATGATAAAATAATAATAGTTCATCACGATATAAAAACGAAGGAATATAATCAGATCTTGGGAGGGGATGATGTAATACTAACTGATCAAATCCCAGGCCTTGATATGTTTGAAGATGAATGTAAATATTTATGTGTATTTGATGATGTATATACGAGTAAGCTCCCAAAGGAAGATGAGAAGAGATTTAACAAACTAGTCACATATGTATCAACCCATAGACAGTGCCAGGTGATCGTAAGCATTCAGGAGTACACTTTAGTACCTTGCGCAATAAGGAGAAACTTTAATATATTTTGTATCTATAAGGTATATGATCAGATGTCTCAAAAGTTATTGACGAAGAAATTAGGGCTAAGTAATGAAGGGCTATATAAAGTATTTTCAGGACATAATCCGATAATAAAAAACAAGCATGATTTTTTGATGTATGATATGTTGCCTGATGCTCCTTTATCAAAATTTAGGATAAATGGGATAATACCAATAAATTTAGATTTAGATTTGAACGACGATATAGAGGAGAGGATACAAAAGAAACAACCAAGTAAAAAAGAATTACCAACTGATGATGTTTTTGTATATAAACGTTAATTCTAATATTTTATTTTTATAATTGAATTTCTAATACTTAGAATAATGGTATAAAAGAATGAATTCTAATAATAAAAGCGAAATGGCAACACTAAGGGAATTATTAGAACCCAAAACGGCGATGAAGAAGATCTCATTGGTAGATTTATTAAAGAAGGAAACTGAGCAACCAAAGAAGAAGATGACGATGAGAGAGGAAATGGCAAAAATTACAAAGGCAAGGGATGAGAATATTATGAAACAAAGGTACAATTTAAGATTTCCAAAAGTTCCAGCAAGGCCACCCCCTATAACTGTTGAAAAAGTATATAATGAAGAGGAAGAAAGAAAGGAAGAGAAGCCCGTCCCAAAAGTAATTCAATTAAGATTACCCCCTAAGCCGATTAAGAAAGTTGAACTTGTAGAAATCCCGGATAGTTATTTTGGAGAGGGGGAAGAGGAAATAAATGTATTACCGGAGATGGTAAAGATTGATGAGGATGTAGAAAGTTCAGGGGATGAGATGGTTGATGAGACAGATGAACAGAAGAGGGTGAGAATATTAAAGGAAGAGTTGGCGGAACTAATGAAGGTTCAACCAAAAAAGACAGGGAGACAAATATTATATACTGAATGTGAAACATTGGAAGAGAGAAGAAGGGCAGCGGTAAAGGCGTGTTATTATAAGAATGAAAAGTATAGGGAAGCACAAAGACAAAGGTCAAAGGATAGATATAAAAAGCAGAAAGAAATAAGAAATAAAGAATTAGAAATAATGAAATTGACTAATAAATAAAATGGATCAGAACACTCTAACCATATCAGCAATTGTATTAGCGACCACTGCCATAACGGGAGTAATATTAAAATTCGTACATTCACTAAGGGGAGATATCAAGTCTTGTTGTTGTATAATATTCAGAACACCAATAGCAAGCCCAAGGAACCAGATAGAGATGACAACAATACAACCACACAACATAACACACAGCACAACACCTAACATAATAACGAGCGAAGAACTTGAGAACAGACTGAAGGGATTTGATGACAGAATAAAAGATTTGAACAAGTGTTAGAATTATAATAATATTAGAATAATTATTCTAATATTTAGATGATTAGAATAGAGAAATAAGGGATATTATTCTAATATTAGCATATAATTAGTTAAATATAACCAGAAATATAGATAAAACAGACATATAATTAACTAAATATCAATAAAAACAAGCAATATAAGGGTTATATATGTATTAAAAATTTTTAATATACCTTTTTTCGCTTGTTTATTGGTTAATATTGATATTTATCTATCTATTTAATCATTATTTAACCTTTATTATCTATATATTAGATTAATTATTACTATTAGAACTATTATTATTATTAGAATAATTCTAATAACACTATTAGCGACAATGTTAGAATAAATAATTCTAATAATAAGCAACAGAGTTAGATTATATTATTAGAATTGTTAATTTATATTTAATTATTCTAATAATTAAATATTTAAAAATGATAAACTAAATAAATAAAAATGAAATTAGTGAAGCAGCAGATTTATGTTGAAGAGGGTAATCAATCCTCTTCAAGCAGATGATACAGCGACAGTGCTCTCTTGAACACTGGGTCCTGATTTTAATTTCTTAAGGGCATCAACGTGTGCATCAACATCACTTACGCCTAATGTAGTAAGGTATGCCTTGAGTTCTTCCCCATAGGTCTTTTGGGATTTTCTTGTCTTACGGGTCTTCTCTTGGAGTTCAACCTTCTCTTCTCCAACTTGTTGGGGTTGTCCGGTCTCTTCAAGATATTGTCTAACAACAGGGGAAATTTCTCTAAGCTCTCTATTAAGTTCTCGGAGACTATCCATTAATTCAGTTTTTTCCTTGTGGAGTTCCACATACTTGCTCATTACTTCGTCAATGCTTGACATTGTGTATATTTATAATGACATAAGAAAATGTTTATACCTTTATAAAATGACAATGCTCGCGGTTTCACTCTTAACTATCACACGTTTTAAACGCATTAGGTTCCTACCCTTATTATTCAAAAGTGTCTCTAAGGCCCTCGCCTTCAATCCCTCTTCTTTTAATTTTATAGAGTGGGTATTTATTGATGGTTCTTTAACAAAAACTCAGTCCTCCCAACTAAAGAAAAAATTAAACGCTCTTTCTAAATCTTTCAATATTAAAATCAAAGTGTTCGTCCCTCCTGAACCTCAACGCAATATTGGATATTTACGTGAGTTTTCCAACTCTTGTATCAATTCCTTAACCGATGTAATTATTTGTCAAGACGATGATGATTGGATGCTTGAACAACGCATCTATAGAACCTGTGAATTATTTACCCAATATGATGATTGTAATTTAGTTGGTTGTGGTAATCAATTTATGTATGATTATGATACTGATAAACTCTTCACCTTTGACCTCCGTTCTCATCCCGAGTATCATAGTGTTAATTCAGTCCTATCTTATTCTTATAAATATTCACAGACACATCACTATGATGTTATGAAAACATATGCCGAAGAGAATAGCTTCACTAATGATTTTAAAAATAAAATGTATCATCTCAATCCCCTCTATTGTATCATTCAAATGTCCTATGCCAATAATACTTATAATAAATTTATTTGTAAATATCAAGGTCTGTCCCTTCGTCAATATAAAATCAATACCCTTTGCCTTCCCACTGATGAAATCGGTCTCATTTTTGATATGGATTATTTTATTGATGATGTTTCATTCGCTGAATATAAATCAATCTTTGATGAAGAACTCAATAAAGTCAGTGATAAAAACACTTATGATATAACATATGTATGTGGTGCTGAAAGTATTAAGTGGTCCCCAAAACAAAAGCTTCGTTTAGGTGGTTCTGAAAGTGCTGTCATCAATTTAGCCGAATGTTGGGCTCAAGCTGGTAAATCTGTGGAAGTTTATCTTAATGATCCTGAACTGGAATTTGTAGACCTACTTCATTATAAGGGGGTGGTCTATAAACACATAAATAAATTTTCTTATAAGGGCGTATATAATCATATTATTCTCTGGAGAGTGGCTGGGCTTTTCCTTTTTAATCCTTATGTTAAGATTAATGCCAAGAGTATTAATGTTGATTTACACGACCATAATCCCGAACAATACCAAATAATGGCTGGTTATAATAAATATATTGATAGGATCTTCTATAAGTCTCCTTTCCATCAAGAGATTGGTAATCACGTCATTCCTGAATTTAAAAATATCTCAGATGAAAAAGCTGTGATTTGTCCTAATGGTTGTGATTATAATTTATTCAAATATAGACCCGAGATTGAAAAAGACCCTTGGCGGTTTGTATTCGCTTCCAGTTATTTCCGTGGATTAAAACCTACACTAAAATATACTTGGCCTATCATCTATAATAACCTCAAAGAAAAATATAATGTAGAACCCTCCCTCCATCTTTATTATGGATTTCACGATGGTGATCCCGCAGAAGAGAGAAGGGAAATTGAGAGCCTTATTTTAACAACGCCTGGAGTTTTTGATCATGGACGTATTTCACGTGAAGACCTTGCTATTGAAAAAATGAAATCTACTTATCATTTATATCTATCCACTGGGACGGCTGAAATTTGTTGTATTTCTCTCAAGGAAAGTCTCCTCAGTGATTTGATTTTGGTGACAAGTAATGTTAATATCTTTGGTTCATTCCCTTCATTCAAATTAATTTTCCACAAGGATCAAAGTGAAGATGCTTATTATACTCAATGTGGTATTTCCTTCTGTGAAGAAGTATTCGCTGATGATTACAAAGCTAAAGCAGATCATCTCATTAGCATCGGTAGAAAGTTTCCCGCCATTAAATCTTGGGATGAAATTGCAAATAATTGGCTTGATGTTTTATATCCTAAATAAATATGTATGTTGTTCGTTAACATACTTATTCTTTTGTCATTATGACACCAGTCGTCCCTTTTTCTTTTTTCATGATTTTCTATTTTTATTTTTTTTTATTATTTTTTTTTCTTTTCTTTTTTTATTATTTCTTTTTTCTATGTCGTACTGT